CTTTGATAATCAATTTACCTTGTGTCTTGTTTCGTAAGATTTCAAACTTTCTGTCATACTCTGGTTTTGTCATTGTCTGCAAATAGTTCATGTCCACATTCAATAGGTTCGCATCAATCCTTTCGGCAATACGTTCTTCTGCCATCTCCAATGTGATATACAGAACATTCTTACCTTGCGACAAACATCCTGCCGCAGCATGACACATGAACAATGATTTACCCACACCAGTTCCCGCCAAACATATATTCAATGTCTTGGTTGGTAATCCACCTTTGGTAATCTTATTGAATAGGTCGAGGTCAAACGGTATTCTGTTTTCATGTCGATGATAGAAGTCATATCGTGCATCCGAATCGTTGATGTAATCATGACCCACAGTAGAGTCAAATGACACTCCAAGAGCATCACTGAGTATCTTTGGTATCGCACCTTTGGGTTTGGAATCTTTCTTGTTGTCGAGGATTTGAACTGCTTCCATGATAGCATTGTAGATTGCTTTATCTTGGCAGAACTTTTCGGTTTGATTAGTCAACCATGCCATGTCAGTTGGTTCGTCTTTGTCGGAGTGTATCTCACGAACAAGTTCAACGGCACTTTGAACTTCTGCTTCGGTTAGGTGTTTGGATTCTGTAAAATTAATTACAAGGGATTCGTAGGTGGGTAGGTTCTTATACTGATTGATAAAGGTTTCTATTTCTTTGAATACTCTGCGTTCTGTTGTGTCCGAAAAGTATTCGTCTTTAATGAATGGTATTATCTTTCTAGCATAGTCCTCATTGTAAATCAGGTTCTTCAGAATAGATGTTTCTAGTCGTTTCATTTTGTGTCTTGTCAAGTAGTATCTCGGTTAGTAGGTCACCCATAATTGTATGCAATTCGGGGTCATTTGTCAAGTCATCGATGTCATGTTCGCCAGAATTGACTATAGTGTATCCAAATCTCAATCTGGCAAACTCACCCTCTTCAACTATACCTGCCTTGCCATAGTGGTATAGAACTCCTGCATACTTGCCACGCAGGATTCCTATACCAGTTACGGTATTGTCATCGGAGTCAACGAACTCGTAATCAACGCCACGTTTAAGTTTCACTGGCTTCGACTTCCAAAACTGTATCTTTTCCCATAATGTTTCCATAGGTAATTTCATATCGTTTCCTTACATATTCTTTGAACTTCTCACTAGCAAGAATATCATCCCAAAATTCTGCGGTTTGTGTATCATCAAATCGTTTCTTGTCACCAATCTCTCCTGTCTCTTGATCCACTTTTGCATACCAACCATTCGATGGTTTGGATACAAAGTTTCCTTCAAGTGCAATGTCAAGTAGACCAGAATATTTCTGAATACCACCATCAAAAGATACTGCAACTGGTATCTTCGACTTCTCACGAACAAATCGTGACTTCTCCACATTGATAATGAAGTTGTATCCTGTAATTTCGGTGCCAGTTTTTTCTTGCTGCCTTCCAAGAATCCAGATTGTATCTGCGGAGTAATACGAACCTGTGCCACCACCAACGATGTCTTTAGGATACAGACCAATCTCTTTGTATGTGTGATTCACAACAATCATTGGAATGTCTTTGATAGTCAAGTGTGGTGTGACCATACGAAACAACGACTTCATTTGTTTTGCACGGCTCATGTCAGCAACTGATTTGCCCTCAAGTGAATCTTCTACTTCTTTCTTCGATGCAAGATTGCCAATTGAATCCAGAATGATGATAACCTTGTCACCTTTATCAATCTGCTGCAACTGAACCATGATGTCGTGCTTCAACTGTTCTACGTCAGTAATAGGAGTATGGAGCACACGATTGGTATCAATATTGAATGTATCGAAATAAGATTGAGGAGTCCCAAACTCGCTATCGTAAAATAAAACAACGGCATCTTTGTATTTCTCCATATATGCAGATGCCATCAACAAAGCAAATGCGGTTTTGAAATGTTTTGACGGACCAGCAAACATCGTTAGACCTGGTGTTAGACCACCATCGAGATTGCCAGCAAGTGCCACGTTAATCATCGGCACAGATGTTTGTATCATATCTTTCTCAGTAAAGAACTGAGACTTTGCAAGGATGGACGAATCTTTAATCGTCGAACCTTTTTTCAATTTATCAAGAATACTCATTATCATTCTCCACTTTTATAAAAAAATTCCACACCGTTTTTAGTTTCTTTGCCTTCTAAAAAATTACAAAATTCTTCTAAAGTCATAAGGTGAAATTTAAAACCCTTATAGTCGGCAATTTCATCACAGTGCGATAAAACTGATTCATTCGGCATATGTTTTCCACGTATGATATAAACATCTTTATATTCATATTTTTTATAGTATTTCCATATTTTATGTGGTATTTTTTCATCTACTGAACCAGTGACATTTTGATTTGTGCAATCAGCATATATGCCATCACCTATAATAAAATCAATTTCATGTTTTCCGTTCTTTTGATAAGTAAAAGGTATTTTATTTTCACGTAAAAAAGTTTTTAATTCTTTCTCAAGTTTAATACCACTTTGATTTGCTTTCGATGCATCTGTTAATTTTTTTGCTTTTGCCATTATGTAAAAAATCCCTCTAAAGACGGTGTTTGTTTCTTGTGTGATTCTATATTTTTGAGATTATATTTTGCAGTCTCAAAAGTAAAAGCAGGTTGTTCTACAACAATTTGTTTTTTAGAATCGGTTGAATCTTTCCAACATAAATCTTTATCTTTAGGATAATCCAAAGTCCAATTTAATGTGGAATTATTCTTCATAAGTTTTTTTGCTTCTTTATTCAAAGGGTAGATGTATCTGAACATGTATCCTTTGATTTTCTTGATACCTTTCGACTTCATAAAATCTGTAGTCAACCAGAAGACTTTATTCTTACCTGAGAATGCTGCATTTTCTTTACATAATGCTTTGGTTGATCGTGGATGCAACTTCTCTCCATTCTCCATCATGTACACTTGAGTCCAATACTTCTCACCGAAATAAAAATTCGATGCCTGATACACATACCCACACTTGCCCATTATACCATCTGCCATCGTGTATAGGAAAAGACACTTGGTGTTCTTCTTCATCCACTTTACGGTTGCAGATATCATTTGAGATTCAGAATTTTTTGGCATGTCATCATCCATGCACATCTTACCAATCTCAAAATAATCTTTTGATGTTAAACCAGGAAACATTTTATTGATAGTTTGCAGTGGTTGTGTTCCCCACCCCAACGTCAAAACACCTTTGAGTTCATCATCAATGAAAAAACCAAGAAAGTGTTTTGTTAGTGTGGGCATTACAGGTGAATAATGGAACTTCTGTATAAACTCCGATGCCTCATACTTAGAAATATCTTTGATAACATATTCAAGTCGCATATATTATTCGTCATTCATTTTGGTAATTCTGTCTTTGTGTATAACTTCGTGGTTGTCAGGCAATTCAGTTTCCTTTAATCGTAAAACTCCACTGCTAATAAGAGATTCTATACTAGGTGAGGGGGGTAAGTCAACCTTTTTCTTCTTGATTGCCTTTTTAGGTTCTTCGGGTTCTTCTTTTGCTTTCTTTAATGCTTGGTATGTTTGATTAGCAGCAATCAATAACAATATTGCAAGTGGGTCAAATACAATAATGATAATGAATATAACTAATCGTACTGCCTTATCTATAATGTCTCTGTCGTGCGTACCGTAGACCACTTCTGCCACATATTTGATCGGTCCAAAATCAGATTCAGCCTTTCTAATTTCCAACGATACAGGTGACTTCTCTTCAATAATTTTTTGGATGGCCTTTTGCGACCCATCAATTTCATCAGTAATTCGTGTGCGCTCTTTCTGTTGGGCTTTGCGGATTTGGTTCGACCTCTCAGCTCCCTTCTCGTCCGCCGAGCGTACCATGATTTGGTCAACCGCCGCATCCAACTGTGAGAGATTTTTGCGATTATTCTCGATGGTTTCTTTAATCGTTTTAATCTTTTCTTCATAAATGAATTCCTTTTCAAGCAATGGTGCTAAACTTGTTGAGTGTTCAATGTGTGCTTTGGAAAGATAACCGAAGATACCCATCGATGTGATTGCCATCAGCAGTATTACAGCAACAAGGAAGTAGTAACGCATCATTCGCACACTAGCATTCCAATTGTTATACAACCACGATACGGTTACGAGTTTGGATACTTCAAGCACCGAACCCATAATGATGATTGGCCAGTATGAACCAGGAAATATTTGTGCAAGACCTATTACTGAATAATACGCAGCAACAATAGACAGTGCTATTGCTGTGAGAAAGGGTAGTATAGCATGTATCATGGATTACTCTTAGAATGGGGAACATCAAATACAAATGTAATACGAGTTACATCACCTATATTTTTTGTTCCATGCATTAAT